CTTCAAACAGATTCGCAATGTAAAGACAACACAGACGCGCACCGATGGTGCAGAGGCCCTTAAAGCCAACATGCGAGCTGCAACTGTTGATACTAGCGGTTCTGGTGAAACTTCAAGGAAAGTATATCGTCGTGCCGACCTTATCCGGCTTCGCATGACAGACCCCGCTCGATATGATACGCTAGAACCTGAAATTCGTCAGGCTTATGCGGAGGGCAGGGTTAAATAATAACGCGCTAACGCGCTAAAGGAAATTTAAATGGCTCTTGGTACCTCTCACGTCACTACGACTACTGCAAACACGTTCATCCCCGAGATTTGGTCNGATGAAATTGTNGCAACNTATAAGAANAACTTGGTTCTGGCNAATCTGATTAAAAAGATGAGCTTCAAAGGCAAGAAAGGTGACAGCGTTCACATTCCTGCTCCTATCCGTGGCTCTGCTTCGGTTAAAGCTGCTTCCGCTCAAGTCACCCTGATTGCAGGCACTGAGTTGGAAATCGTTGCTACGATTGACCAGCATTACGAATACAGCCGTCTGATTGAAGATATTGTTGAGACGCAAGCTTTGGCTTCGCTCCGCAACTTCTACACTGAGGATGCTGGTTACGCTTTGGCCCGTCAGGTGGACACTTCGTTGATTCGCTTGGGTCGTGGTGTTAATGGNGGTGGTTCTACTGCTGCCTATGACGCTGCTTTCTCCGGNGCTGATGGCACAACCGCTTATGTGGCTGGNGCNAANACCGGCTTGGGTGCTNTGACCGANGCAGCAATTCGNCGTTCTATCCAGCGCCTTGATGACAACGATGTCCCTATGGACGGTCGCTTCTTGATGGTTCCTCCTTCAACCCGTAACACCCTCATGGGTATTGCGCGGTTCACTGAGCAAGCATTCACGGGCGAAGTTGGCTCGTCCAACACCATCCGTAACGGTGAAATTGGTAATGTTTACGGTGTTCCTGTCTTCGTGACCAGCAACGCTGAATCCACTACCGGCTCCACCGCTGCTAAGGTTTGCTTGCTTGGTCACCGTGACTTCGCAGTGTTTATCGAGCAGATGGGTGTTCGTTCGCAAACTCAGTACAAACAGGAATACCTCGGTACTCTGTTCACTGCTGACACGCTGTACGGTGTTAAGGAATTGCGCGACGGCTCTGCTGTTGCACTTGTGGTTCCAGCTTAACCATTAAAGGGGGCCCTTCGGGGCTTCCTTTTTATAGACCTCCGAAGGCCCCTTCTGAGCTTTGCAAAAAGGAAAACAAATGGCTAAATTTAAATGTGTGCATAGTGGTTGTGTTTATGAACTAACAGAGCCTGAAGCAATTGAGAACATGCGGAAGCACGTGGAATATGAGGAGGAGGTCGCCATTCTGGCTCCTGCGGTCGTTGTACCAACTCCTGTTGCCTCTGTAGTTTCTCCAAAGCCTAAGAAGGTGAGGGAATGAGGAAGATTTCTGTCGGAAGAAACTTAGTGGCTGATGTTAAAACCATGGTTTACAAAGTTCCTTCTCGGCACACCGCCCAATGGGATTTGTTGTTTGTAAGCAACCAAGCCGGTAACAATAAGTATGTTTCTGTATGGTGGTGGGATGCTTCTCAGGGGGTTGAAGTTAGTGTGATTGATCGCTACGTTCTTAGCAGCTCCCAGTTTCTAAAGTTTGACGGCAGCGCCTATGTAACTTTAGAGGAGTTTGATGAGGTTAGGATCACTACGGAATTAGGCTCTGTAATGAGTAGTATTAATTCCTTTGATGTTTCTCCTTCTGCCACTTCTCCACTAATTTAAGGGATTTTATGACAATTTATCGTGGCCCCGGAGGCGGTGGTAATGCCACTACAGATGCAGAAATCAACACACTAACAACGCTGACTAACCAAGCAGAAACAGCGGCTGCTTTGGCTGGGGTGTCTGCCTCTGAAGCAGCCACTAGCGCCTCCGAAGCTGATACAAGCGAAGCAGCAGCCCTTGCAAGCGCCACAGCAGCGGCCCTCTCTGAAGCAGGGGCAACAACCCAAGCCGCTAATGCGGCTATTAGTGCTTCTGAGGCCCTCACAAGTGAGCAAGCAGCTGCAATCAGCGCAGGTAATGCTTTGGCAGACGCAGCCAGTGCTTCCCTCAGTGCAGCCGATGCCCTAGCAAGCGAAACAGCTTCAGCTCTCAGTGCCTCAGGGGCCGCTACAAGCGAAAGCAACGCAGCCGCTTCTGCCTCTTCTGCCAGCACCAGCGCCTCCACAGCAACTACGCAGGCAAGCAACGCAGCCTCCAGCGCCTCAGCAGCTTCAACCAGCGCAACAACGGCTTCTACGCAGGCTTCAAATGCCTCAGCCAGCGCCTCAGCAGCTGCCTCCAGTGCCTCTAATGCTTCAACCAGTGCCGCCAATGCAGCTAATAGCGCTTCCGAAGCAGCGGCCTCAGCAGCTTCCATTGACGACGCCAACCTTGTCCATAAGACAGGAAATGAAACCATCGGGGGAATTAAAACCTTCTCTTCTACAATTGTAGGGAGTGTGTCTGGCAACGCAGCTACGGTTACAACCAACGCCAACCTCACAGGGGCTATCACCTCCGTAGGAAATGTCTCCTCTCTTGGTTCTTTTACTTCTGCACAGCTAGCCGCCGCATTAACAGACGAAACAGGATCAGGCGGAAACGTCTTTGCTACAAGCCCAACACTAATCACCCCTTCTTTGGGAACTCCTTCTGCTCTTGTTGGAACAAACATTACAGGCACAGCAAGTTCGCTCTCCATTGGGGGAAACGCAGCAACAGCAACAGCTTTTAGTGGGGTTGTAGGGAGTGCCCCCTCTTATGCCTGCCGAGCTTGGGTGAATTTCAACGGCACGGGCACTGTGGCTATTCGGGCTAGCGGGAATGTTTCTAGTATTACGGATAATGGAGTTGGTGATTACACTGTAAATTTTGCGACTGCGATGCCGGATGCCAATTACTCTGTTAATGCAACAGGCTGCCGTCTTTCAGATAAAAATACAATGGCAAATATTAGCTTTCAATCAACATATGGCGGGAATAAAACCACCTCAATTTGCCGAGTTAGCGCCATCTCCCCCAATAGTTTTACGCTGGTTGATGCTGATCTAATGGACGTTGCTGTCTTCCGCTGAAAGAACAAAATGACAAAACGAATAATTTACAAAACACCAGAAGGCGGCGTCGCCGTCATCATCCCTTCGCAAGAAGCCCTAGACCTCTATGGCATCGAAGCTATTGCGCTAAAGGATGTTCCTGCTGGCGTACCGTTCAAGATCGTGGACGTCTCTGAAGTCCCTGAAGACCGCACCTTCCGCGCAGCATGGGAGGTAGACCTTACAACTCTGACCGACGGCGTAGGCGCTGAATCAAACGAATTTCCGGAGGGCCTATGATAAGCATCAATCTAAACAAATCCAAAGCAATTAGCCACGACCTACGAAGAACAGCCCGTTCAGAGGAGCTGGCTCCGTTGGATGCTCTCATTGCCAAGCAGATACCCGGCTCTGATGCAGAAGCCGTTGAAGCAGCTAGGCAGCTACTCCGTGACAAGTATGCAGAAACTCAGGTGGCTATTGACGGGGCTACGGAAGTGGCTTCCCTTAAAACTATTGTGGAGGGCTTGTAATGGCTATTATATTTGATCCAGACAAAGGTGTTCAAATGCCTGTTGTTACAACCTCTGCTAAAAACGCCATTGCTTCTCCACTAACGGGGGCTGTGGTCTTTGATAGCACACTTGGTAAGCTTTGTGTTTATACCGGCTCAGCTTGGCAGACGGTAACTTCAGCATGACTATCCTTTATTCTTTCCTCATTGGTATTGGCTCTACTTACGCTTTGTGGATATTCTATCTAGCCGTGATGTCCCTCAAACGGGCCAAAGATGCTGGTCAGCTCTCAACAACTGCAAAGGCTCTCGGCTATCCAGTCCTCATTGTTGGTTACTTATTAGACTGCTTTGTAAACGTATTTGTTATGACGGTGTTGTTGTTAGAACTACCACAAGAAACTACAGTTACAGCTCGTCTGAAGCGCCACAACAAAGACACAAGCGGCTGGCGTAAGGCGGTTGCTTTGTGGGCAGAGCCTCTCCTTAATCCATATGACCCCGACGGCCCTCATATCTAATGGACACACAACTAATCATTAACTTCGTCCTCGGAAGCATTGCTTCTGTGACGGGCTGGTTNGCTAGAGAGCTTTGGGCTGCTGTGCAGCAACTTAAGGAAGACTTGTACAAGCTACGAGAAGAGCTGGCTAAAGACTACATGCCNAAGGACGAGTTCATAGCCTTTAAAGGGGAGCTGTTCACCCTGCTTCATCGAATAGAAGATAAAATAGAAAAGAAGGAAGATAAATAATGGCCCTGCCCTCTCTCCTCTCCCTTGTTAACGATGTGCTTGTACGCCTGCGAGAGCCGGAGGTTACAACTGTTAACGAGAATGTGCTGTCTAAGCTTGTTGGCCGGTTTGTTAACGACTCCAAGCGACAAGTGGAAGATGCTTATAACTGGAATGCTTTGTGCACAACCCTCACAGCAACCACAGCAGCTTCTGTCTTTAATTATGCTTTGGTTGGTACGGGTAGTCGCTTCAAAGTTATTGAAATATACAACCTAACTTCGCGTTCTTTCCTTGAAGCCAAGACATCTAAGCAAATGACAGCGGCTTTTATTAGCTCAGAGAACCCGCAGCCGGGAACCCCTGCCTATTACAACTTCAACGGTATTAACAACAACGGAGACACTCAGGTAGATGTGTTCCCTATTCCCAACGGCGTTTACACCCTCTTCTTTAACTTGTATGTCCCTCAGGATGAGCTGGTTGCTGATGGGGATACAATGCTTGTTCCTAAAGAGCCTGTGGTGTTGCTGGCCCTTGCGCGCTCGCTGGTTGAGCGGGGCGAAGATGGCGGCTTAAGCAACTCCGAAGCCTATGCCATGTTTAAATCGGTGTTGTCTGATTACATTGCCTTGGAAGCCTCTCGTTACCCTGAAGAGGAATGCTGGAGTGCTCCTTAATGGCACAACCAATCCAAACCTTTAGTATTTCTGCTCCGGGCTTCTATGGCCTCAACACGCAAGACTCTTCACTAGACCTTGCGCAGGGCTATGCCTTAGTGGCTAACAACGCAGTGATTGACCAATATGGCCGTATTGGTGCTCGTCAGGGGTGGACAAAGGCCTCAGCCGCCTCCGAAGCCCTTGGTACATCGGATGTGCAGGCTTTGGAGCAGCTTGTCACCGTCGACGGCACTGAATGGGTGGTTGTTGCCGGAAACAATAAGTTATTCACCTTGGCTTCCGGAGTACTTACAGAGCTGAGCTACGGAGGCGGAGGACCTACCCCTTCAATCACAGACAGTAATTGGCAGATTGCTTCATTAAACAACTGTGTGTATTTCTTCCAAGAAGGCCATGACCCGCTGGTGTTTGCTCCGCTTGTAAGCACAACAACTTACCGCCGCCTCACTGAGCAAGCAGGTGCTGTAGGAACTCCCCCTTCTGCAAACATCGCTATTAGTGCTTATGGTCGTTTATGGGCTGCTTCGACGGCTGGTAATAAGAATGTGGTTTATTTCTCCGACATCATTGCAGGGCAGGTGTGGAGCACAGGTACAGCTGGTTCCCTAGACATATCAACTGTGTGGCCGGACGGCTCCGACACCATTACAGGGCTTGGGGCGCATAACGGCTTCTTGTTCATCTTCGGACGGTCTTCCATTCTTGTCTATTCACGAGCTTTGTCCCCTGCTGAGATTTCCCTTGCCGACACCATTACAGGTATTGGTTGTGTGGCGCGAGACACCATTCAGAATACAGGTAGTGACATCATCTTCTTGTCTGATACAGGGGTGAGAAGTATTCTCCGTACTGTGCAAGAGAAGAGTGCTCCTTTCAGAGATTTGAGTAAGAATGTCCGTAACGACCTCATGAGAGCTGTGCAGGGAGAGCAGGCTAAAACAATCAAGAGTGTTTATAACCCTTTTGAGAGCTTCTACCTACTAACCTTTCCTATATTGAAGCAGGTGTATTGCTTTGACATGAAGCAAGCCCTTCCAGACGGCAGCGCACGTGTAACTACGTGGGATTCCATTCAGCCCTTGTCGTTCTGTTACCTTCGAAGCAAAACCATGCTTATTGGCAAGCCCGGCTACGTAGGCACCTATACCAGCCACAAGGACGACACAGAG